GTTATTGAAGGGTTACGCGCTGACCTTAAAGAGAACAAGGACGAATTAATAGCTCTTCGTGAGTCTAAAATGCAGTTCGCCACTTCGGATGAAGTAGCTCTCTTTAGTACAGAGCAGAAGATGGATGCGGTTTTAGCCTCTAAAATCTTCCGTATGCCGATTTCAGATACTAAGACGTTTAATTGTCTTAGTCGAAGAACAGGCAAGACGTTCATCTCGAACATTATTGCCCAGATGGTGGCACTAGTACCGAACTGCAACGTTCTTATTATGTCCCCAAACTATAGCTTATCCAATATCTCTTTTGAGCTACAGCGCCAATTGATCAAAACCTTTGACATTGAAGTGCTTAAAGATAACGCAAAGGATAAAGTTATAACACTAACAAATGGTTCCTCTATACGAGTCGGATCGGTCACACAAGCCGACTCTGTTGTTGGACGCTCGTACAACCTCATACTTTATGATGAGGCTGCACTAGCTGAAGGGATGAACTCATTTAACATCCAATTACGCCCTACCCTAGATACTAATAATTCGAAAGCGATATTCATTAGTACACCTCGTGGTAAGGGTAATTGGTTTAAAGAGCTATATGATCGTGGTTGGTCAGATGATTACAGCTCTTGGGCTTCAATCCATTCGGATTACAGAGAGAACCCAAGAGTTAAAGAAGCAGACATTGTAGAGGCTAAAAACTCTATGAGTCGACACGAGTTCGCTCAAGAATACTTAGCAGACTTTACTACATTCGCTGGACAAATTTGGGAACTTGATGAAAATTGTGTTACCGACTTATCCTCAATGGACTTTAGTAAGTTAGATATTATTTCAGGGCTTGACTTAGGCTTCAAAGATGAAACGGCTTTGTGTGTAATAGCGCATGATTACGATGATGATGTGTTCTACTTTATCGACGAGTACGAGGAAGGAGGACAGACCACTAAGTATCATGCGGAACGCATACAAGAGATGGATTCAAAATACGGGTTAGATTACATCTATATAGATTCGGCTGCAGCGCAGACACGATACGACTTTGCTATAAACTATGACATTTCAACTACTAATGCGAAAAAGTCTGTTTTAGATGGCATAGGGTTCGTTTCAGCCTTAGTAGAGTCTGGAAAAGTAATAGTAGATCAAAATTGTACTAATATTTTACAGGCCTTCGATAACTATAGATGGGACCCAAGGGAAAACCTACTTAAGGAACGACCTCTACATGACCACTACTCTCATATGGCAGATGCAATTAGGTATGCACTTTATACGCATGCCGGTCATATGGAGATACTAGATAATGGCGAATGAAGAAGCTACACACGGTCAGATAATGGAAAAGATTGTCCAGTTGGAAGCGAGATGTGATGATGGTTGTGGTAACGTGTTTACTAAGAGATTCCCTTTAGGGGTTATTTTAGCTATTGCGTTACAAACTTTTGGAATCATTTGGTGGGCAGCTGGCATAGACAATACTCTTACAAATATGAAAACTCTTACAACTACAATTCCTAACGAAGATCAAGTTAAGAATTACATTGCTGAAAGGGAAAAGATATATATGGACATGGACAGCAAAAGACATCTAGGTATGTCTGAACGTGTGTCTAGAGTAGAAGGCAACTTTAAATTTATAGAAAAATCCTTGAATAGAATAGAAAAGAAACTAATGCTAATTGGGAAGGACTAATGGACTTAAAAAGAGATCTCGTTAAGTACGTAAGAGATAGGGCAAAATCACAGTATCACAAAGCTTCAAGCTGTGCGATTTGTGGCAGTGATGAGAAGTTAGATTTTCATCACTATTACTCTATGACTGAAATGCTCGAGAAATGGTTAGCTAGAAATAAGCACAACCCTAGAACTGCTGAAGAGATAATGGCGATTCGTGACATATTTATTGCAGAGCATCATACCGAAGTGTACGACTCTACAGTAACTCTATGCCACGTGCACCACTTAAAACTTCACTCAGTTTATGGGAAGAGGCCTTCTCTAGCAACCGCAAATAAACAACCTAATTGGGTTGAGAAACAGAGAGGAAAACATGAACTGGCTAGATAACTTAAAAGTTAAGTTAAACCCCGCCCAAATTGTTATCTCAGAGGAGAGTGGAGACTCTATTTACACAGATACTGCTGCAAATCTTAAAGCTAGTGATGCTTATGATGATATTGAAGTGGTTAATCGTGGCGTAAATATGATTGCTGACTCTGCGGCTGAGCTACAATTTGAAATAGGGGATAGAATACATGGATTAGCGACTGAGAGTATAAGACTGAAAAAGTTAGATACTTTATTAAATCATTCACCTAATCCATACCAAACTGCAGAAACGTTCAAACGGGCGTGTTTTGTAGACTTTATTATTGATGGTAATATATTTATATATTACGATGGAGCACATCTTTATCACTTACCCTCTAAGTCTGTAGAGATTCAGACTGATAAGAAGGAATTTGTAAAAGGTTACGTATATGGAACTGTTCAGTTTAAAGCTAACGAAGTAATCCATATTCGAGATAACGCAGCAGACAGCATCTTTAGAGGAACTTCTAGATTGGAAGCATCATACCTAACTATTGATAGGTTAAATAAGATGCTTGCTTTCCAGACTAACTTCTTTAAAAATGGAGCAGTACCTGGGTTGGTACTAAAGAGCCCTAATGTACTATCTACTAAAGTTAAACAAAGACTTTTAGATAGCTGGGCACAACGATATAACCCTACTACAGGTGGCCGCAAACCTGTAATACTTGATGGTGATTTAGATATTAAACCAATGGTAGACAGTACGTTCAAGGACTTAGACTTTGAAAACGCTGTTAAGGAACATGAGACTAGAATTTTAAAAGCATTGGGCGTACCTCCTATCCTTTTAGATGGTGGAAATAATGCAAACATCCGACCAAACATGAGGTTGTTCTATCAAACAACCGTCATGCCTTTACTAGTAAAATATTCTGCTGCAATGCGAAAGTACTTTGGGTACGGTGTATCTCCAATTACGGAGACCGTTAGCGCGTTACTTCCTGAGGCTAAAGACCAAGCAGCTTACCTAGCTACCTTAGTTAACTCAGGAATTATGACACCAAACGAGGCACGAGCTCAATTAAGATTAGACGCTGTAGATGGTGGAGATGATCGACAGATACCTGCAAATATTGCGGGGTCTGCATCAAATCCTTCTGAAGGCGGTAAACCCCCTCAGAGTGAGGATGATAAATCAGTAACCTAACTTTCAACATACCAGATATTGAAAACTTTTGCTTGACATTTGGAGAAAATACTGGTATAATAGTGGTTGTTGGTGGATCAGTGCGCACTCAATTTTATGGAGATAAGCATGACTAACAAAACTTTAAACCTAGTCGGACAGTTTGAAAAATCAAGTTCAGACGACTCCGATGTTTTAAAGATTAAGGGTTACGCTAATACAACTTCCAAAGACCGCGTAGGCGATATCATAAGAGAATCGGCTTGGTTAAAGGGAGGATTGGATAATTATTTAAAGAACCCAATCATTTTAGCGTACCATAATCACTCAAAGCCAATCGGAACTACTGTAGACTACAGTGTCAGTTCAAAAGGGTTGGAAGTCGTTGCAGAAATTTCTTCTGCAGCTGGCGAAGTATATAACTTGATTAAAGATGGCGTTCTTAAAACGTTCAGTGTCGGATTTTCCATCAAAGACGCTGAATACGATAAAGAGGATGAAATTTTTTACATCAAGGATTTGGAGCTACTTGAAATTTCGGTAGTTTCCGTACCTGCAAACCAGGACTCTACTTTTAGCATTGCTAAAGCGTTAGGTGACGATTATGCAGACTTTAAGAAAGAGTATATTGAATCTGAGGAAATAGAAACAAACGTTGATAACTCCCCAGAAGCAAGTAATGAAACTATCCTAAAGGAGAACTTAGATATGGATAAATTAGAAGAGTTAACACTCAAAATGGAAGCTTTAGAGAAAGCGGCTGCTGATAAAGTTGCTGCTGATAAGGCAACTATTAAAGCTGAAGCTAAGGCTGCTGAAGAAGCGGTCCAAGTAGAAGTTGATAAAAAGAAAGCTGCACAGATTGAAGTAATTTCAACTGGTGTAGAACGTTTAGAAGCAGAAGTTGCTAAACGTTTAGAAGATAATGATGCGTCGGTTAAAGACGTTATTGAAGGGTTACGCGCTGACCTTAAAGAGAACAAGGACGAATTAATAGCTCTTCGTGAGTCTAAAATGCAGTTCGCCACTTCGGACGAAGTAGCTCTCTTTAGTACAGAGCAGAAGATGGATGCGGTTTTAGCCTCTAAAATCTTCCGTATGCCGATTTCAGATACTAAGACGTTTAAGAGTATCGTAGAAAAGGCTGCTCGTCATGGACATGTTCCTAACGAGAATTGGGAAACTGAGTACAATACTCAGATTTTTGATATTGCACAACAGAAGTTAGTAGTTGCTGATCTATTCGGTACTATCAACATGAGTTCTGCTCATATGGATATTCCATCTAACCCAGGTGCAACCGCGGGCGAATGGATTGTAGGAACTGCACAGGCCGGTACTGGCGCAGGACAAGATGCAATT